CGGCGTATCACCACCACGCGACTCTAACCATAACGACCTGTTTGGAGGTGCGTCATGTCTACAAAGGATTCTATCCTTCTGACTCTTTCGGCGAAACAAACATCGCGATTCTGGGGCCGCGTTTCCGGCGATGATCCCGACCAATGCTGGCCGTGGACGCGAAATACAAACACCGATGGGTATGGCACAGTTCGCTTTTTTATCAAGGTATTCATGGCCCATCGAGTTGCATGGACGCTTTGTCACGGCCTCATTCCAGAAGGCCTTTTTGTCCTGCATTCCTGCGACAATCCGCCGTGCCGCAATCCGTGGCATCTGTTCCTCGGAACATCGATGGACAACATCCACGATTGCATTCAAAAGAACCGACGCGCGGCGACAGACGAAAACCGCTGGCAATTGAAACGACCAGAAGCCATTCCTCGCGGAGTCGATTCGTTTCCGAGCAAGCATCCTGAACGAATGCCGCGCGGAGAAACTCATGGGAAAGCGGTTCTCACGACCGAAAAAGTCCTTCAGATACGAGCCCTTAGAGCCGCTGGAGAAACGCAGGTCGCGATTGCTGAGCAGGTAGGCGTAGCACGAACTACGATAAGAGCCGTGCTTCACGGCATTACCTGGCGCCACGTTTCGTAGTGGTATTTGGTTGGCCATCACTTGCCTTATGTATCGAGCGACGCCACCGCGTCTTGAATTTTCTGCTGAATCGGCGGAATCTGGGCCTCGATTGCCGCCACGACTTGTTGGTCCGCAGTCACCTGCGATTGAGCCGACGCCAGGGAGGCATCCGTTTGAGCGGCGGCTTGCTGCGCCGTTTGCAGAGTCGTTTGGGCGGCCGTCACCGCGTCCTGCGCGGCCTTGTTCGCCGCGTCGGCTGCCGACTGCGCGGCCTGTACCGAAGCGGTCCCTTGGGTCTGCACGGCCGCCACGTTGGCCGTCGCCGCGTCGAGGTCCTGCTGGGCCTTCTGCACCGCTGCGTCAAGCGGAGCCGCCGTGCCCTGGAGGTTTCCCAGGTTCTGCATGTCCTGCCCGAGCGTCGCGTTTGCGGCTGTCGCCTGTTGGCGCAGGGCATCGATCTGATCGATCAGTCCGTCAACGAGTTGCTTTGTGGTGGGGTCGTCAGCCATAGGGATTTCCTTCCGTGGTGTTGTGAGAAAATACTACTAGTTTCCGGCTCGGCAAGCAACGTCACGGCGTTGGTTCATCCGGCGGAGATGGCTCGTGAGGCTCTTGCTCTCGCATAAGGGTCATCGCCAGCGCCATCCCGCTCAGCGTAGGCTCGTTCTGGGGGTCGCAAACCTTCTCCTTGATTTCCCTGCCGAAACGCTTATAGACCTCCCGAAAGAGATCAACGTCGCTCATCGCAATCCCGCAGCTCCGGTAGAAGTCACGAAGTTGCTGGATGAAAGGCGCTAAGGCTTCGCGCCCTTCTGCCGTCAACTTGACCGGGCTCTTTCGCACCAGCCAGCCCTTGGCTAACGCCGGCGCATGCCCGGTATCAACCAGGATTTCCAGGACCATGTTGATGTCGTCACGAAGCTTCTGCCGCTCCGCTTCGTTCTTATTGAGCCTCTCATCGATCAGCCTGGAAGCTTCCCTTGTTTTATCCCGGAGCCTGACGAGATACCAAACGCCGCCGCCAAACGCAGTTACAAGCGTCAACAGGTTAACCAGTCCACCGATAATTAGAATTGAGTATTCCATCAGCCGGGCTCCATCACGTAGCTAAGCTGAGCCAGGGCAACCGTCCGCGCCGTCGTGATCGGCGAGAGTTGGGCCGTCAACGGAAAGGTGCGGCCGCTTTTGCGTTTGCCCTTTAGCAGCCTGCCCATCGGTCGAAAAGAAGGCCGGTCGAACCACGAACTGACTTTGGCAGGGTGCGATCCAGATAATTCGTCGGCAACAAGATCATGCACCGAGACGCCGATCAATTCGCCGGCAGCATACTCGAACATCGTGTGGGCGGCGGGGTTGGCGAGCCGTACGGTTTGGTCTTCATCTACGATCAGTAATGCCATGGCAACCACATTGAAGACCTGCATCAGCCAGGCGGATTTCTCGTCCAGCTCGCGACGCAGCAGCGTTTCCAGCTCGCGGCCAGTCTTGACGATCTCCGCCGTCATTGATCGACGATCGAAAATCTGCGAATCTTCAACAATCGTTTCGATTGCCCTGGCCGCGTCATTTCCGCAATCGAGCGTCTCGAAAACCTTGATGATGACGTCCTGTCCGGCCAGCGTGCCCTTCGAGATGAAGCCAACGGCCCCCGCTTCGGCGGCCTCGATCGATCGCTTGTGCTCATCTTCGGCGGTTAGCACAATGACCGGGCATTTCTTCATGCCGTGTTTCTCCGCATGCAATGCACAGAGGGCAACTACGGCCGAAACGGTTCCGATCCCCTCCGAATCGGGTAGATTCAGATCGAGTAGAACGCCGTCGTATTTCGCGGCACCGCCCAGCATCTGCTCGGCTTCCTTGAGGCTCACGGCGATGTCGATCTTCGTCTGAACGATCGGCGAGCGAGCGAAAAGTTCGGAAAAGAACTTCTGATCGACCGGAGAGTCTTCGACGAACAAAAGTTGGATACTGCGTGGTCGGACTGGCATGTGCAACGTCTCCTCTATCTCCGCCGTCGGTTGAACTCGCGATGATGCAGAACCGCAATCTGCGTTCGTAAGCGTTCGATGGTCTTGTCACGCTCGGCCAGCACTTGGCGCAGGCGTTTGTTTTCTTCCCGCAAGTTGGCGATCAGGCTTGCGTGGCCTTCGGCATCGTCTGAATCGTCAAGCATTGTCGCAGTGCCCCGCCCCACGCCTACATGCTCATCAAAAGCCTGATCGCAGCAACGGCAACGAACACGACGACGATCACCCAAAACATCTGGACGGCCCACCCTGGCGGCGCCCACCCGAAGGCCTTCATGGCGATATAGCCAATGGCAAGGATGCCACCGATGATGACGAGCGCGATCACAAGCGGACCGATGTTCAACCCGCTTATATCCAACCCGAGAATGGGTGCCAGAAGTGCGAACATGGCTCAGCTCCTTTTCTTGGTTGCGGCCTTCGGTTTCTTCGCGTCGATCTTGGCTTGTAGCGATACGGCCGTCTCGTTGGCCCTGGAGACCGATTCGTTCGCTACGTCGAGCGAAGCTTGCAGCCGAACGACGTCGGCCTTGCAAGCATCCCAGTGCTCTTGCGTCTCGGTCAGCTCGGCCTTCAGCTCGACGAGTTCGCTGCTATCCGGCTTGGTCGCTTTCGTATGGAGGCGGTATTGAAAAAAGTTCGCGGCCAATGAGCCAAGCAGCGACAGCAGCAGTGCCCACAGAATCACGTCTTCCGTTTCCATAATTGATCGCCTTTAGTTTGGGGTTCTGTATCGCATGAAGCACGCCACGGCCTTGGACGGAATGCCCCACATGGGATCAAGCTCGCTCTTGTACTGCTCGCTGCGTCCGCCGTAGATCGTTTCCGTGATGAGTTCGTTTTGGCTCTGGCCGCCGGCAAGCTGCGCGGACCGCGTGAACATATCCGCCACGCAAAAGCGAGCCGCTTCCTGCGCGTCGAACGGCGCCGCGATTCCGGCGTGGTAGGCCACCTTGATTACCTGCCGGTTCAGGCCGGCGGTCATCGGCAAGCCGGACGGCTGGCCATAGGCCCAGCCCCACATGCCCGTGATGAAGTAGAGAATACCGGCTTCCGCGTCGAACGTGACGTCGTTTACGAGGTCGAGCGCAGAACCATCAGCAAAGACGCGGTACTGATCGACCCATACGCCGTCGAGCGACGTGATCGGCCACTGATTGAGCTGCAACTCGTCGGTGCCATTGCCGTTGTAGAACTCGGTATAAGCCGCGTTGCCGAACTGCCGGCCGTTCATAATCCCGGCGGCGGCATCGTTTACGCTGGCGATCAGGTCCTTGAGCAGGTCGTCATACGTGCTGATGCTCGGGCCATTCACGCCGAACAGGTAGCGCTTCAAAGGATCGAGTTGCGTCGGGTCAAGCACGCCCATTGTTCCGTCCTTGGAACTGTATGTATCGTCGTGATAGAGCGATAGAGCGATAGATAGAAATTGCTGCACCCGGTGCAGCAATTAAATCAGACCACCCACAGTAACTACACCTTGGCCATTACTTCCAGCAGTAGCCGGGCCACGGCCGGCGGCATCCGCAGATGGAAAAAGATCGGGTTCGGGTTGTGCAACGCCTGCGGCGGCAGCCGGCCCAGCGTCTCGGCAATCTGACCGCCCGCCAGACTGAGTTGCTCGCGGAGCCAGGCCAGTTCCTTTTCGCCGGCTTCCTCGAGCTGGCCCATCGGCGGACTGACGGGCGGGGCTGCCGGTGGTTTGGCGGAACCCGGTTCCTGCTCGTCAGCCGCGTTCGATGGCTCGGCTTTTCGCACCCTGTGCGCTCCGCCCAGGGCCGTCACGGGCACGATCTCCAGCCCAGCAGCTTTGGTCCCCAGTTCGGCTTCGACGGCTGCCAGGCAGTCTGCGGCGGTTTCGCGACTGGTAGCGTCGATCGACTGGAGCCGAGCGTTGGTTTCTTCCAAAATAGCCTCATCCAGATCCTCGGGGACGTCGGCCACTTCGCCACCTGGCAGGGCAATCGGGGCTTGGCTCGTGGATGGCCGGCGGCCGGCGGTTCGTTGGCTCACAAGGCACCTACCTTCTGGGGCAAGTTAGCGATAATGCTGACCAGCCGTTGGCCGCACTTCCGCCAGGTGAATTGGGTGGATACATAGCGGGCCGCTTTGGTCGCTCGGTTCACGGCCAGCGGGTAGTCTTCCATCACGTCCAGCATCCGCTCAACGAGCGACTGCGGTGTCACAACCGGGGCCTCGACCTCGACGGCCATCTCGGTCCCTTCACCATCCACGCTCGGCCAGCGCCAGTGTTGCGGGTGCCGCTCGAATTTCAGCGGATAGCCGGCGTCAAGCTCCAGCGGCAACAGGTCGAGACAGGCCGTGGCCGGCGTGTAGATCGCCGGCAGCCCGGTAGCCAGCGATTCGGCCAGGGAGAGCCCGAACCCCTCGCCGAGCGTCGGGAAAATGAACGCATGCGCCTTGTGGTACAGCTTGACGAGTTCCGGCGTCGGCAGCCGCCGCTCGTCCCAGATCATATGCTGATCGGCGATGTACTTCTGGCTACCCTGCTGTGTGACCTTCATGTAAATCTCGCAGCCGGCAGCCGCGTAGCGGTCGAAGGCCGTCAGCTCGCGGTCTCCGACGGTCGCCGCTTCCTGGATGCGTCCGCTTGTCCCGAAGGCCTTGCCGATTGTCTCCAGTAGTTGCGGGTTGAACTTGCGATCGCTGGCAGCGCCGACGTACAGGAACCGGAACGGCGTCCCTCGTGGACGCGGCCGGAAGTTCGGCCGCCGGCAAGACTCCATCCGGTTGACGTAGCTGAAGGTCTCACTATCGACGCCGAGCGGCACGACCTCGACCGGCACGCCTGGCAGCATGGCTTCGAATGGGGCCTTGAGAAATTGAGCCGGCACGAGCAGTAGGTCTACGTCGCGCAGCTTGGCCCCGAACAACGCTGGGAGTTGTTCGCTCTCCCAGGCACAGTAGGCGACGTTGAGCTTGCCTTGTACCGGCTTGAATTGGTGCGGCGGTGTGACGTGAAAGGCCACAGGCGAATCGTCGTCCAGTTCGCCACCGGCCGCTACGAACGCTTCGCGGGCTTTGGAGTCATGCACGTGATAGCCGTACGAGCTGCCAATCCCTACATAGGACGTAACCCAGTGAACTCGCGGCTGGTTGTGATCGTTGTTCATTTCGCCGTCCCTGGCATGCTGCTCGCGCTGAAGTTCACCGACCAGATAACTTAACATGGCACTGTCCAGGTAGGCTAGTGCGCAGCGGTGTCCTCGGAAACAGCAACCGGCTCAAGCTCCCAACTCGTGACCTTCATACCCAGCAATGTGCCGGCGTGCGCCTCGCGCCGCAGAGCCCGGGCCATTTTCTCCTGAGCGTCCACGTTCCGCATGCTGATGCCATCCGGAACCTTCGGCTGATCGCAGAGCACTTCCGGGACGCGTTTGAAGCCGGTGCCGTCGAGCACTTCCTCCATCCGCATAAACAGCCCGTAGTCGCCGGCCGGAAATTCGCAGCCGTGGACCTTGACCTCGCCGTCCCAGCGGTAGCCGCCCACGAGATGGTACAGGCCGGCCGGGTAGGCCCGCACGCCGGCCGTCGGGCACATCTCATCCCGCAGTAGCCAAGGGCGGTAGTCCGGCTTCCGGAAGATTTCACCAGGGCCACGTGCGCTCGTGAGCTGCACGTCGCCATAAATACAACTGGCCCCTTCCAGGATGGCCGTGCGGATGCGCTCCAGCGCGCCGGGATGCAGCCAGTCGTGGTCGTCGAGTTCGACAATCCACGAACCACGCCGAGCCAGCGAGCAGCCGGCATGCCTAGCCATGTTCACGGTCCCGACCCAACCACGGCGGTCGTAGCTCAGGGCCGTGAAGGTGAGTTGCTTCGCGCTGCCGAGCACCGATACCAGATCGTGAATATTGAAATCCACGCCGCTGGCATCGTCTACGATGATCCAGCGGTCAAGATCGGACAGTTGGAGGGCCAGCCTTCGGGCTTGCTCCACCAGCTCCCGGAAGCGGTTGCGCGTCGGCGTCACTATGTCCAGGGCCACCCGCGGCTCCGGCGGGTGCGGTTGGTGGAGTGACATTCGTTCCTCCTGCGCCATAGACACCGGGGCGCCCGGCTCGATTGGGAAGCATCGTCGGTCGTTGAAACGGATCATTGATGGCCACAACTCCCTCCTTCTGCATGTCGAGGGCCACGACGCGCGGCAGTTCGATATTCGTGCCGGCTTTGACGTGCTGCTGCCACTCGGCATGCTGGATGAAATGATCTTTGAGCACGGCGCACTTCGTATAGCCCAGGTCGCGCTGCGGTGGCGCCACGCCGCCGCGCATGCCGATCAGGTATTTCAGTCCGATCATTCGCAACCCTCCAAAAAACAGGGCGGCGCGGCTTCCCGTCCACGCCGCCCCTTTCGTTCCGCAGCGGCCATTCTTGGCCAACCGAGTCATCCCTGCTCAGCGCGTCTCGTTTCCTTGACGCCCACGGCCGAAGCTTAGCAGGGATCAGGTTCCGAGGTCCACCACTCCCACGAGTCCCTTCGAGTGCGCCATCGGCACGGTCGGCGGCAGAGCCACCTTCCCATCCACGCGCTCGAAGAACTTGATCCACATCTGGTGATTGATGAAGGCGTCGCCGCCTTCGGTCGTCCGCTCGACGCCCATCGTGCGGCGGTCGAACCAGATGTAGTATTGCAACGCCCCGATCCCGATGTAGTTGTCGGGGAAGGAGTGCTCGACCGAATACGGCACGCCGAGCAATAGGCCAGGCTCGGTCATCGTGGCCGATTGGAAAATCGGCAAGCCGCGCTGGTCGAGGACGTTCATCACCGCGGCCTTGACGTTCTGGTTGAACCACCAGCGGAACGTCGGCAGCCCCTGGTAGCGTTGATCGACGCTTTCCTTGAGCTTGACGAGGTTCGTGTAGCTGATGGACGTAATCGTGCTCGTGCGGTCGATGATCCCGGTCGCCGAGTACAAGCCTTCCGGCTGGCCGTCGCCAGATCCGATGGCGATCACTTTGTCGCGCTCGCGGATGATGGCCTCCTGGAACAGCTCCACCACGGTCGTCACGATGTCCGGGTTGCTGTCCTGCGCGATTTCTCGCGACAGCATGACCAGGGCATTCATGCGGTTGACCGAGTAGCGAGTCTGCCCAAAGGCCGGGTCGCCTTGCTGGATGTTCTGGCCTTCCGTACCCCAGAAGACTCGCGCGTTGGTGCCGACCTTCGGCATAACGCCCGTGTTGCCGGGAACCGGAATGTTCCGAACATACTTGTAGAGCATACTGAGCTTCGGGATGTCCCGAGTGATCTCGGGAATGAATCCCGGCGGGATCAGGTAGCCGCCCTCGGTGTCCGTCGTGGACAACGCGCGCACCATCCCCTCGCTCAACTCGCTGCCGACGTTCAAATTCAACGCCGACGCCGAGATGCCGCCCTGCGAAAACAGCGCGGTCCGGAACCAGCCGCCGAGCAGGTGCAAGCGGTGCTGGCGAATCTCGGGGATTTCCCAGCCGCGGCGGTCTGTCAGGTCTTGGCCCGAGTACGTCCGCTTGGCTTCCGGGAAATGCAAGTACGATCGATCGACCTTATCGATGCCGGCCTCGGCGTAGAGTTTGGTCATGTGCTCGCGCATCTGCGCGGCGATGACGTCGCCGACGATGGCGCGGAGGCTCTCTTGCAACGCGGCCGGATCGGTGGCCGCCAGATTACGTTCCTTCTCGTCGGCCGTTGTCTTCGGAGGAATCACGGCCGGCGGCGTTCCGCCAGCGGCGCCGCGGTTTTGTTGGCCCGCGGTAGGCCATTCGTATGCGGTAGCCATCCTTGGCTCCTTAGTTCAGGTTTCGGAAATACAACCTCTTATCGCGGCACAGGCTTGCGGCTCACAACGGCCGCTTAAATCCTGTGCCAACTTGCGAAGAGGAAGCGGCGGAACCTGCCGGGCCGCGGTCGCCACGATTTTCGTGGCCGCTGGCGCCCTTACTGGTGTCGTCCTTCTGGTCTTCGATCATGCCTCGCATGCTGCCAGCCATCTCTTTCATACTGCTCGCTCGCGAATGCAGCTCGTCGGCGTGGCCTTCCATCTGCTTGGCCATGTCGCGAACCTTCGCTTTGTTTTTCGTGCTGAACTCGGCTCCCTTGCGGGATTCGAGCAGCTCCTTCAATGCTCGTTGCGTGGTTGCCAAGTCCTCCAGCAGCGACTCGTCGCGTGGCGGCCGGCCAACCGATCGCTTGCCCCACATCCTCGGATCGGTGCAGCGTCCGACCGGCGGGAAATGTCCGACGCGGAGCGTGGCTGGCTCATCGCAGCGGGCGAACCGCGGCGCCTTGCGGCCTTCGACCTCTTCGGCGTCGTCATACAACCAGGCATAGTCAGCAGCGTCGACCAAGGCAATCCGGCCTTCGACGGCCAGCTCGTAGGCGGCGTCGGGCGTCTTGGCGCCGGGGTCCGGAGCGGCAATGCCGAGCTGTTCGTAGTGCTCGGCCAAGTGCCGATAGATCGCGTCTTTCTCAGCCGCGTCCAAGTTGATCGGTTCGCATAGTAGCCGCGCCATGGCCTCGGCCAGCCCGCGCCAGCTCAAACGACCGTCGCAATGATGATGGACCAGCATAAACCGAACGGAGCCCTCTTGCGAAAGCTGAGTATGGGCCGCCATGGCTCGCATGACTTCGAAGTTGCCGCCGGCCGCGGCCATCTCGTCGGCCAGCCGCCAGGCGGCGTTCCACTCGATCGGGAATTGGGCTCGCGTGTTGGCCGGAACCGGTTTCTTCTGGGCACCGGGCTTGTTCGCAGGACCACCGCCGACTTCCTCGTCGGCCTCGTCATCGCTCGGGCTCTTAGGGTCGGTAGTCGCCGTGGCCGGCGGAGCGGCTCGGCCGGTGTCGTCACCGGGTAAGCTCATGTCGCCATTCAGGTAATCGCACAAATCGTCCAGCTCACTGGGCGTCAGATCGCTCATCGCCAGCGTGAGCCCGCGATTCTCGGCCACGCCCGGCTTGGCAGCCGCCAGGGCTTCGCGAAGCTTGCCGACGGCCGCCGGCTTGCCGTTGCGAGGCTTGGCCGGAGCCGGCTTGTCAACCTGCACGTCGAGTTTGTCCATCGTGCGCTCGAGGTACGACTTCAGATCGGCCGTCGATAGCATGACCTCGCCGCCCTGCATCGCCCGAGCCAGGGCCTTGGCATTGCCCGGCACGGCCACGGCCGACAGCTCCGCCAGTTCCCAGGCCGTGTAGCGGAGAATATGCACGCCGTCGAGCAGCTCGATTTCGTAGCTGATCGGGATGAAGCCGACCGAAAAACCTCGCAGCCACTTCTGACGATAGAGCCGGTCCAGCTCGGCCCCCAGTGAGCCTTCCATATCGAACTCGACGTGGGCCTCGACTTCCTTGGTGCCCTTGTCGAGCTGAAGCGTACGGCCAACCGGCCAGCTCCCGGAGAAGTCCAGGCCATGTTGCCAGAGGACGATCGGGTTTTCAAGGTAGTTGTCGAAGTCGCCACCGGTCGGGTCCACGATCGACTGGTAGCGGTCGATGTCCGCCGTGTTAATGACGGCGATGATCGGCGCGCGCTCTTTGTCGTTCAGTGTGGCCTCGCGGATCGTCGTGTTGAGCACGGCCATCCGCATGGTCTCGCGCTGCTGGCAGGCTTCGCCAGCGATGGCTTCCAAGTCTTTCTTGGGCAGCACGGTCGAGGGGATGGCTCGATTGTAGGGAACGATCAGCCGATGGGAGGTCGGCGATTCTGGCGATTGCGGGGCGGCGGTTGCCATAATGACCCT